AAAAAATTTTGATATTCGTTCATTAAATCTTCATAGGTAGCAGTCGGCTGTGTGGTTAATCTTGGGTGACCATGTTTATCTTTGCCATCACCATCATTTGCATTTTGACTAAATTCGTTGGGTGCAAACGGCAGTTGCTTTTGAGGATCCGCTGGAACATTATCCACGCCAGGAATACCATGATCATGATCCATGCTTTCATCTGCTGCTTCATCGCTCATGTGATTCATTCTATCCAACATTGTTCGCATGCTATCAGCGTCTTGGTCATTTCTGCTCATGCCAGGCTCTGTTGTCAGCACTGTGGGCGGTGATTCCGTACCCAGGTGTTCATCCCCAACTGCATGTACGCCAGCCAATTGCATGATTGCATTCAACATATCGCCCAGTTCTTCACCATTAGCAGCAGTAATATTAAGTGTTGCAGGAGTCTTCGGAGATTGCATATCTCCCATTGGTTCGCATTCTTCAATTTTGTTTTCTTTAACAATATTAGGATTTTTTTCGTCTAATTCTGCTAATCTTTTTAATACATCAATCATTTGCATAGTTATGCTCCGTTTAGTGCTTTGACCACATACGTTCCTTGATCCTTAGCGATAGGACTTTGATTATTATATGGAGTATCTACATTATAAGTTGCAGGCCCTTCTGTAGGAATTTCTTCGCCTCTTGCTTTACGTTGTAATTTTAAAATATCGTTGAGTTCCTTAACAAACCCACTATTATACTTGTCGCCATAATAATCTTCAAATTTGGGGTTACCAGCTTCTTTATATTCAGGGTCATGTAATAGGGCGCCTTTTCTTGGCTCAATTTCCATTTGATACTCTTCGCTAGCCTCGCCAGGACGACGCACTACCAATCTTTGACGACTGACTTCCAAACCAGTGCAGAGATATTCTGTAAGTTCTTGTTGTGTTGTGGGATAGTCAACTACCACTTCAAAAATATGAACTTCGCAGTTGTGTATTTGTGGAAAGTCCAAGGGCAATTCCTGTATGGGAGTAACTGTAATTTTTTTAAATGCATCCACTTGATATCGTTCCAGCATGCTTTTGAGTTTGGACTCTTGATCAGTGGAAAAATCACCTGCCACTTTGACACGGAACATGTGTTTTTTTGTGGCAATGCTTTCAGATAGGTAGTCGTGGAAATTTTTCATAGTGTATTTATTTATTCAAATTCTTAAGTTTTTCTAGTATACTGTTGCGATCTGTCAATATATAGCCCTGGCCCTCTATGGGGTCATCTTCAGTATTTTTTCCGCCTTTTTTGTCAATGGCCAATTTTTTCAACTGTAGATCCACCATTTTTAATTTTTTATCTATTTTATTGGATTTGGCCTGTATGGCTGCATTCATCATTTGTGCAGCCACTTCAAACATTTTGGTACCATATCTAGGATCCACGTTCATGCCCAAGTCCATGAGATCATCATAGGCCTGTTCGGCTTTGTTGGCCAAAGCATCCAATTCAGAGTCTGCCATGTCTCCCAATCCCCTGACCCGGGGCAGTGCTGAAGCAATTTTATCAAATTCTTCCAGCTGGTCTTCAAGATTGAATTCAGCCACAGCAAGCACGTTGGTGGGAGGAGCAATGGGTGGTTCCTTGGATGGAGGTAGGTCAAACACTTCTTCTAATCGTTTTGTCATAATTTTACTTATCGTTTTTTCTTGCCCATATTTGCAAAAATATCCAACTCATTGAGCACACGGAATTTCATGCCACGCTGTTTGCAAAATTCACCAGCAGCCTGCCATTTGGCCATGTTTTTGACATACTGTGCTTGATTGTAGGGGTTTTTACCCACACGTTCCAATATCATTTGATTTGAGGGTTTGATTTCAATCACTTCCACATGAAACTTTTGATTTCGATCCAAATATTTGATTAAAAAATCTGGCACATACACAGTTTGTTTGCCAGTCAACGGATCCTTGTAAGGTATTTTTATTGGTTCACTTGCCCATGATTCTATTGCATCATTATTATCGCAAAACATGCAGAATGCAGTTTCCCAACTGCTACGACAATAGGGAGTGTTTGATCCTGCGTATTTTTGCGGATTTTTTGGAGTATACGGACCTTGCGCAAATTTTAAACTCATGCCAGTATATTACGTTGAATCAAGGAATTGGGAGTGGGTTTGGATCCAATACCAAGAAAACTGGATTTGAATCTATTGTAATTCAAAATCTGCGTGACCAGTTCAGTCAGCTGTGCGCCGTTGAACTTTGACAGCCCGTCCAAAGCTACAATGGGATTGATGTTGTCCTGTAAAGCTTGCCGTATGATTACAACACTGATTGATTCTGCTGCCACTGGGTCAAATCCCTTGGATGCAAAAAATCCTTTGACAGTGTTAAAGGTACCAGGGCTCAGTTGCAGTGGAAATTGATACTGATTGCTGAAATTCTGTGCAGTGCTGTCCACAGTGCCCTGATTGGGTTTGGGTATTGATGGTAAATTGCTGAGATAATTGCTGTTGATGATCATGAAAAACCGCCAGTGCCAAAAGTGGTAGTTTGAACGGTACTGGATGAAACCACAGTGTCACCTTGTCTAGGACCTTGTGAACCAGGTTTGGTCAAACTGATCTGAGTGGCGCTGATTTGCCCCACCACGTTGCCCACTATTAAATTTTTGATGTTGAAACCATACACATTCCATGCTTGCCTTGGCTGCTGTACCAAAAGTTTGAGTTTGTTTACTGTGCTCAAAACCTCCCCCAGTGAAATGCTGTTTTTCTTTTGTTGTCTATAGTAATCAAAATTGGGTCTAGATATTTCATATCTATTACCAATATAATCCTCTTCCAATATTTCTTTGCTTGGCACTTTGGCATTTGGCAGCGGTGATGCAGTATTATCATACACTGAATTGTCACCAAACAAAGTTGCTTCCTGTTGTCCTGCACTGGCAAATCCGCCATCTTCATTGGTTTCTATTACACCTGACTCGTAAACAACATCTTCATAAACCACTGACATTTTGTTGATCATGGTCTTGGTGCCTTCGCTCTGCGACAATTGATCATGTTCCCATGTGCTGATCAAAGGATTGACCAAAGTGATTTTGGTAAAGTCATTCTGTGTGGGACTGCCACTTCTATGCAATAAAAATATATCAATGCTGTCCAAAAAATATGGCTGACCGCTGCCACTAGAATCAATGGCAGTTTCCAAACCATAGCTGTAATCATATGTGCCATATTTGGTGTCCGAATATGCTGTTGATAGCCTTATTTTTGATCTACGTTCGCCGTACCTACTGTCTGCATAGTAATATTTGTAGTAATTTTCCCAAAATCCGTTGGTAGCGCCACCACGATCATCATGAAATTCCACCGTGACTGGCTCGTAGTTCAATTTGGTCTGCACATTGGTTTTTCTATTGTATTGATTCAGGACTTCTGTGCTGATTTTGAACTTGGGCAAAGTTATTTTATTGGCCAGCAGGGCAGTGAATCTAGGATCCCAACTGTTTGTGATTAAATTTTTGATATTGGCATTGACATTGAATTTGACAAAATACATGTAGGCCATTTTGGGCACATTTTTGTAATTGTCGCTGAGGTACAGTTGCTTGGCATGCTGAAATCCCGTAAAGACAACATTGCCTGTAGAATCAACAAAATTATCACGTAAGATGGTCATACGATTATTTATTCAATAAAAAAGCCCAGATTTTATCTGGGCTCGAGTTGGGCTTGAAATTTAAACTGCGGATCTTGCTTGTCCACGGATCACGGGCTGTGATGCAGGCAATAGGTTGCCGTCTACTGCGGTTTGATAAGCATTATCGAAACAAATTGCTAAATCAATTTCCATCGCATCGCTTTTGGCATAGTCATTGCCGCTATATGTGGCTTTTTTGATCCAACAGCCTTGCAGTTGGAACACCTCCAACACCGTGGGAGTGAATTGACCATTGCCGCCGTCTAACAGCTCAATGCCCATAAAGAACTTATAGTCCTGTCCACTGAACGCACTGCTTTGATTGTAAAAATCAAACTGCTTCTGCATCTGCTGTCCCACGAGATTGGTCACATTGTTGTTGACATCATCTCGCAGTTTGAGTGTGATGTCTCCAAATTTGGCTTTCCCAGCCAGTTTAACTCTGCTGTTGTATACATCCAATGTAACTTCATCAAATTCTGGTGCGGGCCTATCCACAGTCATCACCTGTTTGGTCAATTCTGTTGCAGGATTTCCAAATGTTCCAAAACCTGTCAGCGTGACTCTGAATCGATATCCCAACTTTGGCATCAAGAGCCCTTGGTTGGTCGCGCTTTGATTGACAGAAAGTGGAACTGTGAAATTATTTAAACTTGATGTTGCCATTTATTACTCCTTGTTCTTTTTATGTTTTATCCCACTGCGCTGGAAGGGCTGCCCTGTGAAGTGGCTCCGTAATTGCCCTTGCCTATGGCTCCAGTGCTCAACAGTCTCAACGGTATGTAGATAAATTCCACTGCCTTGACTGGTTCAATGGCTATGTCCACCCACAATTGATTTTGATCAATTCTTGTAGGCGTGTTATTGGATGTGTCACAAACCACCACGTAATCGTACAATCCGCGTTGTGCCACCAGTTCCTGCATCAAACCCTCAATCACTCGTTTGATTTCATTGCGTGTTTGAGTGTCATTGGGCTCAAACAAAAATGGTTTGGACAGTGTGCTCAATTGACGTCTAATGTAATTTACCAATCGAGCCACATTGACTCTGTTTAGTGCCGTTGAGTTGGCTGCTCGAGTGTACTGTCCCATCACAGTGATACCAGACCCTGGCAGTGTGGCAATGGGATTGATTTGCACTGTGCTTTGGCTCAAGACATCTCTCAGCCCTTGATACAAACTTACAGGTTTAAATTCACCTGTGATGCTATCTATATAGCCCACTGAATTGGCATTATTAACCAACCCTCTGTTGGTGCCAGCTGGTGCAAACCATGGATAGCCCACATTGTCATTGTTCACAACCACTCTCAGCATCATGTGACTGGACGGAACCACTACGTTGCGTCCGTAGTTGTCATTGGTGTATCCGCTGGGGTAATACACTGCTAGGTAAGGATCATGCGTGATAAGACCTTGCTCGCCGTCACTGACTGCACCCGTACCCTTTCCGTAGTTTTGCAAACTGGTGCCAGTGGGCTCCAAACGCATGGGTGTGTCACCAATCACAAATGCTGTTTGTCCAATGTCTTGATTTAGACTTACCATGTCTGGTATCAGCTCAGTGTATCCTGGGGTCAGTATCAAACTGTAGTTCAAGGTATCAGTGTCTCTAACAGAATTGTTAGTGCTCACTGAACTTTTAAGAGCCACGGTCACCATGCTTCTTTGTGCCAATCTACCAAAATTGGCCACTTTGTGATCATTCATGCCGCTCACTGTGACCCAACGATCAGGAGCATATGTTAATTGACTTTCGTTGCCGTTGTTGGGATTAGTGCCATTGATATTGACATGGTTGACCATGTACTGTTTGATCACGTTGCCACTTCTACGTGTGTTCCACAATTTGGATCCTTTGGGATATAATCTTGCATCAGGAGCGTCTGCATCTAGATATGTGCTGACCAACAAGTCTGTGATGGGAGTGATGTATTCCATATCATCTGTGCCGTTATCGCTCCAACGAGCATCACCAAATACCCAACCATTGGGACTCACGTGATCAGTTACATCCTGTTTGATCCAAGTTTTTGAGGTTAGATTGTACATGTAAATTTCTTGACCATACATGTCAGGTTCGCCAGCATCTACCCATAGGTCGCCATTAACTAGAGGAGTGCCATCGCTTTGAACAGTGGGCTGACTGGCACTAACTATAGGTCCTGCTGGATCTGTATTGGGGTATGCTCCGGCTGTTCTATATCCTACCCAAGCAGACCCGTTGTTCCACAATATGTCAATGTCATGCGTTCTTGTGTCAAACCATAAGGCGCCGTCAGCAGGGTAGCTGTTGGGTGCATGGATTTGACTGATATAGGTCAGTGGTGCCCAATTACTGGCCTGATACGTAGTTACCCCGTTAGTGAGAATGTCTGAGCTGGATGCAATGTAAAGATTGGCAATGTTGCCGTTAGACACATTAGTGTCTGTAATACCCAGTTTGGCCAATGGGCCATTGCCATTGCCTGGCTGACCATCAGCCAGTTCTATTTCACCACCAAGAGCATGACTAAATGTCAATGTACCATTGACAAAGCTGGCCGACACTTGCGTGAGGTTAGTGTTGGTATTGATTGCTGCTGCTACATTTTGTGCCAAAGGTACTGTGTTGGATCCAGGTACACTGATCAACTGTGTGCTACCCCATTGGCCTGTTCTCAAAGTTTCTTTGACATAGAAATTCAATGTGGCTGCATTGTAAACAGTACTGGAACTCACTGCAAATGTGGTTGGACCAGTATGCTCGCGAGTCAGTATGAAGAAATCTGCATTGTTGACCCCGTTGTAGTCATAGAGCACAACAACAGAATTTTGTTTGATGTTTAAGCCGCCCTTGGGATCCAAACCTGCAATTGCTTCCTGTCTGCTGCCATACTGAGGAGTATTGACCAAAGTCCACTGAGCAGTATCACTGTTGTAGTATTTTAAATTCCAACTGGCTCCAATGTTTATGGGGGTGTCACAGATCCAAACACTGCCTGTGGCAGTGTTGGCATTGAATGCAGGATAGTTGAAATGCTCACTGATCTGCAGAGCTTTGCCGCCGTCAAACCCTTGACTCACTGGTACCCACCCGTTGTTAGCTGATTTGTAGTACAACTGTGATTGAAGGCCATACAAGTCAGTGGGACCATTTGGCAAGTACATGGCATAATCGCCAACTTTGCCGTAAGTGGCCAACGGTTCACCATTAGAATAGTTTTGCAAATTGGAATTGTCAATAATAGTGACTGGAGTGTTGACCAATGCACCTTCGCCGTTGTTGAGTGCAGCGTCCCAAACATTGATACCAAATTGTGTTTTACTAGTTGTGTCCAACCAAAATTGTCCGGCAAGCGGTGTACCATGCGGTATAGTTGATGATCCTTTGAGCTCAGTCAAGTTGATGTTGGCTCGCACTATGTAGGCTCTGCTGGTTATTCCCAAAACACTGTAGGCAGCTTGCAGTCCATACTCGCTGATCTCACTGCCATTGATGGCGTTTTTTCCGGAGTCAACATCAAAATATGGAGTACCAAATGTATCCACCAAATCCCTCTGACTGGTTATTGAATACACTGTGCCTGCTGTGCCTGCTGTGGTGCCTTTAGCAGTGCCAGTTTGACTGGCATTTTGCTTATCTTGCCCAGTCGCTACAAAGATTAGAGGTATAGTACCTAAACCTGGTGGTGTATAGAAACTTTGATCTATTACACTTACATTTACACCTGGCGATTGTATTGTTGTTGCCATCTTTCAAACTCCTTAGTGGATTACTTTGTTTTATTTAGCGGGAATTTAAAAAAATAGCAGTAAATAACAGTGCCAAAAGGCGCTAAAAAGGGCGGTGATGAGAAAATTATGCAAAACCTGTGGTACCAATCCCGTGGCCGTAAACTATTACAAAGGTGACCAAGTTTATTATAGACGCCAATGCGATCACTGTGCCAAAGGCAGGAAAAACTTTAGGCCCTTATGGGCATTGTCTGGATACCAAAAGAAAAACAATTGCGAAAAATGCAACTACACATCAATGTATCAAGAACAGTTCAATGTGTTTTACATTGACGGCAATCTAAACAACAACAGATTGACCAACCTAAAAACCATATGTGCTAACTGTCAAAGAACATTACATAGAGAAGGGGTCAAATGGCGACAAGGAGATTTGACCCCAGATTTTTAAATGCAGATCATTTCAAAACATTTTCAAGTTGAAAAAACAAATAGTCTATGGTGCTGTCATTGGTTATGACATGATCAATGTCTACACCAACCCAAGCTGTTTCACTAGCGTGTATGCCTAATTTTTCCAATTTGGCCCTACTCAAAGCCCATGAAATATTTCCTTGTTCGCCTTGGTTGGCACTGACGGCATCATTGTACCATTCGGGTTCAGGACCCCTTTTTATGCGTATCACCATGCCCCCCACATTGTGAATGGCCTGAATTTCGTTGGGAAATCTAACGTCACTGATCACAATGTTGTCTTGGGTTTTTCTAATCTTGTTTTCCAAACTGGCTATCCATATGTTGTCATGGAAATATTGACGCAGTACATCTGTACCCCAATATTGCAACACCCATCTTGGCGTGAGGTTGTGTATGTCCAACCTTTGGCTCCACCAGGGATCCACCTGCTCCCGCCATTTCCTAGACTCAACTGTTCTGCCATCTAACAGTATGCGATCCCAACCAAACACACATGACACTGCATCTTTGAGAGAGGAAGCAAAACTGTCTCTTCTAAATCCGTGATAATTGCAAAGATAATCAGCTGCTGTATCCTTGCCTGCTGAGATAAAACCACAAAATCCTATTACTTTGGCCATATAACATCCTTTAGATATTACATTCTATAAAATTTTATAGGTAAAGTCAATGAAATTGATTTAATTATCCAGTGACCCAGGTCAACGGTGTGGAGCCGTCTTTATATGTATTTAGATCTAATTCTAAAGCTTCCATTTCTGCCTTGGCTTCTGCTTTGAGTTGACTGCCATTTAGAGCGCTACTGCCCTGTGGTCCAGCAATGGCTGGGAATTTTTCCCTAGCTTGGCCCAATATCATTTTGGCATTGGCCAGAGCATAATCTTTTAACCATTGCCCTGAATACACATCCTCCAACAAATTGAAGTCGGGTCTATGATTGTACATCCATACCAAAATGTGCTCGCCAGCATGTGGGCGTTGGTGTATGACCAGTTTGTGACTGGTAGAATTGTAAGAAAAATTTATGTCACTACCAAACATTTTGCCCACTTGTTTTTGATAGCCTGCAAACGCATAGTAGGTGGCCAAACCACCCATGTTGGTTGATGCCAAGAGATAGGTGTTGCTGTAGGCCAAATTAAAGGGTTCAAATATGGTTCCGCCGTCGCCACCGCCAGATCTTGAACCCACGCTTCTTCTAAACAGTTGTCTTATACTGACCACTTCTTTGGGCATGATGTATTCGTTGGTGTCCAATACTAGATCCAAAAATCCATAGCTTTCCTCCACAGAATTGGAAGCACGTTGCCGATATTTGGCCAGGGCTCGATCTATGGAAATATTGTAGTCGCTGGCATCCAGCTCAACATCCACCAAGTTGCCACCTAGAAATGTTTTGATATATTCCACTATCTGTTGTCTAGAATTTTCAGTTTCGCTGTTGTACATAGTTCTATTTATGCAAATAAATACACTTGAATAGGAGACACAAAATTCCCAAACTGAGTTTATATAGGCCAGAAAAAGGTCTTGACTTTAAATTTATAGATCGAACAGTTAATGAACGCTTTCAAGTGGGCGGGGTGGACTGTTTGATACACAAGTATATTGGGCCAGTATCGCCCACGGGGGATACAGTCACTCCCACGACCCCAGTGACCAGTCAAAATTCTGTGCCTGAATTGGGCATTCAAGATGTGCTGTTTATGGAAAATCGTGATAGAAAATATGCACCTGATGTTTATGTGATTAGGGGAATTTACACCATGCAGGATTTGGATTTTAATCTAAGTCAGTTTGGTTTGTTTTTGAACAATGATACCATAATGATGCATTTCCATCTTGGAACCAGTGTGCAAGCATTGGCTAGAAAAATAATGCCTGGTGATGTGATTGAACTGCCACACTTGAAAGATGAATATGGTCTCGATGACAATCTAACAGCTTTGAGAAGATTTTATGTGGTACAGGAGGTGTCTAGACCCACTGCGGGATTCAGCGTCACCTGGTACCCGCATTTGATCAAGGCCAAATGTGTGCCGTTGGTTGACAGTCAAGAATTCAATCAAATTTTGGAACAAGATTCTGGAAACAATGACGGCAGTACACTAAGGGATCTCTTATCCACATACAATCAAAATATCAAGATAAATGAGCAAATTATCCAACAAGCCACCCAAGACTCGCCCATGAGTGGCTATGAAACTAGAAGTTTTTACGTCATGCCAACAACGGATTTGATCAGTGATGCCAGCAATGATTATGACAATGCCAGCATGGATCAGTTGTCCAAAGATGCCAGCATCGTTTTGCAAACTCCCAATAAAAATATATATATAGGGTATCTAACTGGAGATGGAGTACCACCCAATGGATATCCTTTTGGTTCAGGTGCTGTGTTTCCCTCCGCACCTTCACAGGGCAGTTATTTTTTACGAACAGATTATTTTCCCAATGTGCTGTATAGATTTGATGGCACCAATTGGCTGCTGTTTGAACAGAATGTGCGCATGACCATGAATGAATTTGGTGTGCAAGACACAACAGCGGCGCCTTTCATTGGCAATCAAATACGTCAAACACAAAAGGCTTCTTTTATCAACAATGCCACAACCAGCACCATCAATGGTCAAATGGTCAAAGAAAGACAGGCTTTGAATCAAGCTTTGAAACCAAGAGCCGACAACTAAGGGACACAGCATGGATCACTTTTATTCAGGCCAAATACGAAGATATCTCACTCAGTTCATGAGAGCCATGAGCAGTTTCAGTTATCAGGACGGGCAGGGCGCACTGCATCAAGTGCCTGTAATGTACGGAGACCCTAATAGGCAAGTGGCCAATATTTTGAAAAAGAACTCAGAAAACACATTGCCTGCTGCCCCTTTTATTGCCTGTTACATCAAGGCACTGGATTACGACCAAACCAGACTGCAGGATCCCACCTTTGTCAGCAAGGTACACATCAAGGAAAGAAGTTTTGATGACAACATAGGAGACTACACCTACACACAGGGTGTGGGCTACACTGTGGAACGCATAATGCCCAGTCCTTACAATTTGACACTGACTGCTGACATATGGACCACTAATACAGATCAAAAGCTGCAAATCATTGAACAGTTGGCCTACTTGTTCAACCCCAGTTTGGAAATACAAACCACTGACAATTATGTGGATTGGACCAGTTTGACAGTGCTGCAATTGAAGTCTACCGTTTGGTCCACACGTCAAATACCTCAGGGTGTGGAACAAAATATTGACATAGGCAGTTTGGTATTTGAAACACCCATTTGGATCACACCCCCTGCTAAGGTCAAAAAGTTGGGCATCATTACCAAAATTATTGCAAATATTTTCAGCGATGATCCCAACACCATAGCCACCAACTACGGTGATTTGAACGCAGTTTATGCAAATTTAGGCACCAGCGAAGCAAGATCAGTGGTCACACCAGGCAACTATGATCTCTTAGTGTTGAACAATGTGGGAACTCTTTTGCAAAACAGGGTAGCCACAGGCAGTGCCTACAACTCACAGCCCACCAGCAAATACAACTGGTACACTCTACTCAATCAATATCCCAACAAATTCAAAGCAGGACTCAGCTATGTCACGCTGAAAACTGCCATGGGATTGGACATTGTGGCCTATATAGCTATAGATGCCATTGAAGACACCAAGATACAGTTGACTTTTGATCCAGATACTTTGCCCAGTAACACAGTGATCAATGCGCAGGTGGGCAACAGTACAGTGAGTAGGGGCACAATTGATGCCATCATCAATCCTGAAACATTTAGACCAGATTTGCCTGCCAATGATACTAGATATTTAATTTTGGAAAATATAAATCAAGTGTCTGAGTTTGCTGTATCTGCCAGTTATCACGGACCACAGGCTTGGAAAAACAGTGATCAAACCAATTTTCAAGCTCATGCCAATGACATCATACAGTGGGACGGTGTCAAATGGAACGTGATATTTGACAGCACCGCTGCCACTCAGGTGTACTATGTGACCAACATCTACACAGGTGTTCAATATGTTTGGCAAAATGACAGTTGGACCAAGAGCTATGAAGGAGCCTATAGTCCTGAAAATTGGAATTTGGTGTTGTGATGCGCGATCAAGTGATCTGCAGCGGCGGCTTGTTTTTGGCTCAAGACACCATGAGGTTCATGCTACTGCTGAGAACACAGGGAAAAACAGCAGGTACATGGGGTTTGGTGGGCGGCAAAAAAGAACCAGGCGATGTCACAGCCTCAGATGTGCTGCATCGTGAAATTAGAGAAGAAATTGGCATGATTCCCGAGATCAAAAAAATCATACCACTAGAACTGTTTACCAGCAACGACAACAATTTTGAATATAACACATATGTTTTGCTAGTGGGATCTGAGTTTGTGCCCACACTGAATGGTGAGCACAGCAGTTATGCATGGTGTGCTTTTGATCACTGGCCCAAACCTCTACATCAAGGAGTCAAACACAGTTTGGCTAATAGAGTGGTTCGAGCCAAACTTCAGCTATTGCTGGATCTTTTGAATTGATACAGCTATATCAAAGGTGCTGTGTTTCAAAGGTATGGGTATTGGGACTGGCAGTCCAGTCATAAGTGGAGTTGGGCCAAAACATCATGTCCATGCCAGGTGTGGGAGGTGTGTTAAATATCCATCCCGTGTTGTTGCCCGCATCAAAATTGTAATAGGGCACATTGGTACCTCCATAGTAGGTTGAGTTATATGCATAGCCTGGTCTAAAAGCCGTACCTGACCCTGTGCCCGTGTTCACTGTGCCAGGTGCAAACCAAAGATATTTGTCAATGGCATTGCTGTCTTTGATGGTCATGTTGTTGACCACACGTCCATCATTGAATGTGCCCCTATGAGGTTTGAGCACAGAAATATTGAATTGATAACTGGGCGAAACACTTTGCAACACAGTGTTGTTGGCAGTGTTGTTGTAGCCATACCAATCGCTGTTTGAATCGTATGGTGCAGCAGTGTCGTTGTAGGTGAAATTCACAAAAGTGGTGGTGCTTTTGGCTGTGAATTTGAATATGGCGGGTCCCAAACCTGATGCTGCCAAATCATCAAACTGTGCTCTTGATGGCACAAGCCCTGTAAAATCCGTACAGGGGTTGATGGTGATAGTAGGAGTGGGCTCCTCAGAGCTTTTTTTCCAACTGCCAATGGCAATGTTGGTGTATGTGCCCATGTAGGCATTGAACACGCTGCCATCGTAAAAATATATATAGTTCTCACCATAGCCAGAGTCTGCTGAAAAGTAATTGGTCACCGTGGAGGGAAAAATCACCAAAGAATCAGTGATGCCCAGGCTGCCCAAATAGAGACTGGCTCCTTGTAGGTACACACGGGTATAGCCACCAAAAGAAGTGGGGCCTATGGTGTCTTGAATGGTCAAACTAGTGGCAGTCAATGACACTCGATTGTTTGTATATGGATGTGTGTTCACGGAAATGTTACCCCCCATGAACTTCAAATCACCATATTTACCAACCACAATGTACTCGCTGGTCACATTGGGTACATCTAGGAAGGTATTAAAGTAGTAGGGATATAGTGAGCTGTATCCAGAGGATTGTTTTAATCCTGGCTGATTGGTAAACATCACATATTGATACGTGCTGGTACCCACAACCACTGGTATCATTGAGGAGGCGTAAATAGAAATAATGCCACTGCCTTGAAAGTAAAGTTTGGCATCATAGGTAGCAAATTCGCCACCCATACCCCCTATGCTATAGCCTGTGGATGGTATGATCAATCCTCCCAACTGATCATACACTGAACCCGCAAAATAGTTCAAATTGGAGTTTCTCAAGGTGTCACTTGCTGGTGATGTATCATTGGCGCAAAAGATCATGCTTGCACCGAAATAAATGCTCATACCTGTTCGTCCTTGCCACGTGTATTCGCCAAGGTCAAAGTCGTAGCCTTGATATTGACCAAATATCAAAGTTTGCACCAGCATGGGTGATTCTTCTTCCAAATAGGATTCAAATCGAACGCTGCTGTAGCTATCCATACCATAAGTCGCCTGATCGCTAAAGTCAAAAATCAAGGCATTGAAGTTGGGGCTGGTGCTGGTGCTCACTGCCTCAGTTTGACCTGGTTGGTGTGGCACCTGATTGCCATAATTCCTCAGAGTTCCTGGTAGAACGGTAACACTGTTAAGGTAATAGTTAGTGAAGTTTATTATGCTTGGAGCATAGGTCAAATTGGGGTCTGACGGACTCACTGTGGTAATGGTCAAACGTGAGTTATTGCTGGACCACAAAACGCCGCTCCAGCCAGTGATATTGAACGCAATAGGCTGAATAGTGTAGTTGTCAGTGCCATGCACAAATGTTGATTGTGTTGGGCTGGATGCTGAATCAAAGTTTACAAATTTAAAACTGGGTGCTTGCGCCCGGGTGTTCAAAGTTTGGTCCACCGTGCCTGCTGTCACATATAGCCCAGCGATGCTTTGTGTTGAGCCTTGAATCACATAGTAGCCGCCCTCTATAATGATGTTGGGATTGAACTGGCTCAAAACATCTATCTGTGCTGGTTGTGCTGGATTACCGCCACTGAAACGAAATTCAGGTACTAGATTATAGACATTTTGGTTTCTGTTGCCAGTGAGCATGTTGTCATTTGAAAATAAATGACCCGCTTCCCTGTGGGCTATTTTTACTGTTGTTGATGGCTGTGACGAATACAAGGGATATCCCGTCAACCTAGAGCCGGCAATGCGTCTTGTATCCAAACCTGCCATCACCACAGTTGTAGAATTGTCCAAAAGAACACGCTGATAAATTTCACCGTTTTGCTTGATGATCAAATAGCAGGCAGGGCTTCTGCTGATTATGGAACCAAGATGCAGTATTGCGTAACTTTTACTTGTCCATGCTCCATGATTTTTAGTTGTGATGTTGACTGTGATTGGACCGCCCGACTGCCATTCATACACATAAAAGGCCAGTGCATCAGGAAAGTTCTGTGCGGCAGTGTACCCTATGGTATTGGGATATTGATTCAGAAGGGTTATGCAATAGTAGTCAGGAGTGTTAAATATCACAAAATCATTTTGGTATGGCCTTTTAGTGGAGCTGCTGTTGTTGTAATTACTGAGATCTTTTATTATTGAAGAACTAACATCACTTGATGTTTGATAGTACCCAGCCCAGTTTACGCCAATGGCTATGTTTGGCGGTGTGTCCGATGTACTGGCTCCAGTCACCAAGTTGCCAGTATCCGAATTCACATACACATTCAATTTGTTGATTGTAGCTGTTATGTCAAAAACATCTGTTTGTATCATGCCGTTGATGTAAGGCATCAGACCTTCCCTGCTATACTCACTCAAAAAATTGAACAGTATCGTGGGGCTGCCCAAGATAGTAGTGTAATAAGTCGTGTAATAGGGCATGTCTTTGACTACAAAATAGCCATAATAGTAATTGTTACTTTTGTCAACACTATACCGCAAAAAAATGTCATTGTCACTGTATAAATCTAAGGTGCCCTGGATGAGACTGAAGCTTGGGTACTTGATCAATTTAGTGTTTGTTATGCCCAATGCGTCGGCGTTTGCTAGGTGTGTAGTGACTCCATCCCCGTACACTGTGCTGATTGTGCCACTCACCAGTTCAAATGACAACCACCAAACTATCTGTGAGCTGCCTGTCAAAAACACATTGGCGGTGTTGTTCTCACAGAAAACCACAGCAGCGATCATCTGTACATTGCTCACAAAATAGAGATTGACTCCGCTGCTGACGCTGATCACCAACCGATTCAGCTCGGAGGGGTCGGTGTTGGTGGAGGAGGGGGTGGATGAATACCCATTGAAATTGATGACCCATCCCTCGTAGGTTGTTGCATAATTAGTATTTCCCCTCCATGGCATCCAATTGGATGCCATGCCCGTGGTGTTGTGCAGGAGGCAAAAAATAGGGTATTTGATGGTGGTGCTGGTGGAATATTTTGCTTGCCAAAGAGAATTGGGATAGTAGCCATTGGCTTCGGCCAACGGAGGAAACACAATGTTTTTACAAAAAGTCATTTGTGGGTAGTCGATATCCCATCCAAGTCCATGCTGGCAGCCTGGCCCTGTTGGCAGTGTGCCTGGCGTGGTGCCATCACATACAAAATCACCCAATAACGGAGAATAACCTTTAGCCACAGCAGAGGGCAGAGAAATTAGGGTTCTTGTGTTCCCAATCGTGTCTGAGAATCCGTCAATTATGTAGATGTCAATTATATATTGGGACGAAATGTTATTCCGTGAGACCCAACTTGGCCGTTGGTTGGGAGAGGACAATATGCTGTAGGTATCCGTGTTGTTCACCAAACTGGTTCCAAATCCCAAGTTGTAGATGGGTATATAAACTGTGCGATTTGCACTTCCACTGTATGACCATATGAAAATAGGGTTTGGCTGACCGTCAAGGCACTGCCACTTTATGCCGCCAAGTAGGGCGCCGCTGGCGCCATCCTGGCCAATGATGCTGAACTTGCCTGAGGTATAATCTGTTACCCCATCACCACCACTGATATTGATGTAACTGCGAGCACCGGTGGTGGCATGTTGTTTAAAAATTATTTCAGCATAGTAGTCTATCGAGGACTGATTGTAATCTGTTACATACACCAACCCTGCTGTCAAGCTGTATCCATTGAGATCAAATTTTGAACCTTGAAAGGTAAAAAATCTATCGTTGGATAGTACAAAATCGCTCAACAGCTTGTACTGAGATCCAATTTGCTGATGAAAAAACGATATGCCTATTTCTTTACCGCCGGTGTGCAAAAGCATTGGTTGTTCAACACCCTGGGTATTGTATAGACTGTACAAACAAATTCCTCTATATTTGGAGTTGAAGGTACTGGGGTGGTAATATTGAAAAGAACTCTTAGTGGTTACACAATTGCTGTTGATGGTCAAGGCATTGATGCGCAATACTTTTGTTAGACCAAAAAAAGTGTAGGAGTTCCAACTGTCAGAGCTGGTGGTGCCGCTCAGCATTACAAAGCTGTTGATGGTCAATGATGCACTGGGGGTGAAATAGAGCCCTCGTAACTTGTACTCGCCAGGCTTTATAGTGATGTTGATTGTGTTGTCAAATTGACCAGTGACGGAGTTCCAGTTGCCATTGTTGATGTATGCTGTGTCATAATAATTGAGTGTGGTGTTGGCTGCGGCACCAGGATACGAACCATTATTGGTACCATTGGGACTGCCCACTGCCCAATTTAGCGCGGTTGTCCAACTGCCGTCTCCGCCCTTGCCAGTCCAGTAGTACACATATTCTGCTGTTTTGGTGGTTGCCATGCCTGATACCTGTTATGACACCACAACGGACAAGATGTCCCAGGTGTTGCTTTGACTGCTGTACATGGCACCCAAATAAATCACACTGTTGGGTGACGTGATTTGAGGAGGAGATGCCCCCACTATTTTGAATTGATTGGTACCAAGACTCCAATTCAAAGTATAACTAGATGCGGGACTGTTGAAAATCTTGATAATGAATTTTTGTCCGTCAAATGCCACATAGTTGTTGGGATAACTGAAAGATATATTGGTCACATTGCCAGTGGCTGTGAACACATAGTTGTCAAATGCACTGGCATCAATGGTCAAACTGGTGCCAGTGCTGATGCCCACTCTAGGCAGGTACTGACCCTTCAAAGTTTGAAACGTGCTGATAGTAGCTGAAGTTATGATTTCTGCACCACCCACATAGCTTTTAACGCCTGCATACAGACTGCCGCCTATGCCAACGCCGCCTCTAACCTGTAGAGCTCCTGTGTTGGTACCGGTGGATTTAGTGAAGTTGTCAATTAAAAACGTGCTGGTTGTGCCTGAAGAACTGATATTGGAGTTGCCAAATCCCACTTGGACACCATTCTGATAAATGCTGCCGCCCACATAGAGATCTCCACGAATACCAGCACCCCCCACCACTTGCAAAGCACCAGTGGTTGTGGAGGATGCTGTGGATGTGCTGGTCACTAGCACTGTGCCAGACAGTGTGGCCGTGGTGGCTGTGATCACACCACCAATATTGAGGTTGCCGCCTATACCCACGCCACCTGTGACAATCAATGCACCTGTTGTGGTTGAGGTAGATGTTGCAGTGTTCCTTATGATCACTGCACCAGTGACTGTGATCACACCGCCAATGTTGAGGTTGCCGCCTATGCCCACACCACCTGCCACAGTGAGTGCACCTGTTTGTGTACCAGTACTAGTGGCAGTGTTGGTGATTGATATGGCATTGGTGGTTGTGGAACCTCTGTCAGTTACAGATTGCAGTGTACTGGTATTGGATATGGTCACAATCCCAGTACTGGTGGTCACAGCTGTGTCAGTGCCAGCCAATATTTTTGTGACTACTGAATTACCAATGGTGGCTGTGGTAACAATTTGAGCGCCACTGATGTAGCTAGCCGTTCCAACATACAGGGCTCCGCCTATGCCCACACCACCTGCCACAGTGAGTGCACCTGTTTGTGTACCAGTACTGGTGGTAGTGTTGGTGATTGATATGGCATTGGTGGTTGTAGAACCTCTGCCTGTCACTGACTGTAGAGTGGATGTATCAAATATGGTTATGTTGCCAGTGCTGGTGGTCACAGCTGTGTCAGTGCCAGCCAATATTTTTGTGACTCCTGAATTACCAATGGTGGCTGTGGTCACAATTTGAGCACCTGCAATATAGCCCACTGTGCCCACATAAAGTGCTCCACCAACGCCCACACCACCTGTCACAGTGAGAGCACCTGTGGCAGTACCTGTACTGGCGGCAGTGTTGGTGATTGATATGGCATTGGTGGTCGTAGTGCCTCTATCCGTGACTGATTGAAGTGTACTTGTAGTTCTAATGGTCACAATGCCAGTGCTGGTATTGACAGCAGTGTCAGTGCCTGCAATTAGTTGTTGAATACCAAATGTGCCTATTGTGGCTGTGGTAATGATTTGAGCACTGCCCACGTAACTGGTTGTGCCCACATAAAGTGCTCCGCCTATGCCCACGCCACCTGTCACAGTGAGAGCACCTGTGGCAGTACCTGTACTGGCGGCAGTGTTGAGTATGGATATAGTGTTGGTGGTACTATTGCCTCTACTGGTGATTGATTGCAGTGTACTGGTGTTGTAGATAATCAAGGTACCAGTACCCGTGGACACAGCTGTGTCAGTGCCTGCAGATATCACAACAGCACCAGTCAAACTGTTGAGACTGAGCACTCCAGGAACTGTAGCTTCAGTAACGACCTTACTGCCGTTGGCAAAAATGCTCCCACCAGCATAAAGGGCTCCGCCCAATCCCAATCCACCACTAATTATGACAGCGCCTGTGGTAGTTGATGTTGAAGCGGCTGTGGAAAGCATTGTGGCCGTTGATATGACCGCAAGTCCATTTTTGACTCTAAAATCTATTGTATTTGCCATTAGTTTCCCTTTCCACGTAACAGCTCAAATTGCAAATTTATTTATCAACTGTGGGATTTATGAGGTTATTGTGAACCTTGTCAATTTTACCACCATGGTGCTGTTGCTGATAGGAGTGAACGTTATGTTTAGATTGTTGTTGGCAATTGTGGCATCATAGGATCCCAAAACACCATTATTGGTTGAAATACCATATTCATTGATATAAGATATGCCGCCGCTGTGGAACACACTGATTTCAGATATGTGTACATAATTGGTTCCAGATGTCGCTTGACTGAAATATTTGGCAGATCTGTATGTGCTAGTGCTGAACGCATCCAAAATCACTGCGGATGTTGATGATATGGGGTCACTGGTATAGGATGATACAAGAGTATTACCATACACTAGGGCATTGATAGTACCTGTAGTTTGTGGTCCAATGTACACTGTGCCGCCAATGCCTACCCCACCAGCAACGGTGAGTGCGCCAGTCGTGCTACTGACACTGACCGCAGTATTTGCAATTGATATGGTGTTGGTAGTGGTTGCTCCACGATTGGTAATTGATTGCAGTGTACTGGTGTTCCAAATCAACACGTTGCCAGTGGACGTGGTCACAGCTGTATCTGTACCTGCTGTGAGTTTGCTCACACCAAAATTACCTATTGTGGCTGTGGTAACAATTTGAGCTCCACTGATGTAGCCAGCTGTTCCCACATACAAGGCCCCGCCTATGCCCACGCCACCCACCACAATCAAGGCACCTGTTTGTGTACCAGTGCTGGTGGCAGTGTTAGTTATTGATATAGTGTTGGTGGTTGTAGAACCTCTGTCAGTTACAGATTGCAGTGTACTGGTATTGGATATGGTCACAACACCAGTGCTAGTGTTGACCGAAGTGTCAGTGCCTGCTATGATCTTGGACACAGCAAAAGTGCTTATTGTGGCCGTGGTCACAATTTGCGCACTGGCCACAAAGCTGGTCGTGCCCACATAAAGTGCTCCACCAACGCCCACACCACCCACCACAATCAAAGCGCCCGTTTGTGTACCAGTGCTGGTGGCAGTGTTGGTGATTGATATGGCATTGGTGGTTGTGTTGCCTCTGTCGGTTACAGATTGCAGTGTACTGGTATTGGATATGGTCACAATCCCAGTACTGGTGGTCACAGCTGTGTCAGTGCCAGCCAAGATTTTGGCAACACCAAAATTACCTATTGTGGCTGTGGTAACAATTTGAGAGCCACTGATGTAGCCAGCCGTTCCCACATAAAGTGCTCCGCCTATGCCCACACCGCCTGCCACAGTGAGTGCACCTGTTTGTGTACCAGTGCTGGTGGCAGTGTTGGTGATTGATATGGCATTGGTGGTTGTGGTACTTCTATCCGTGACTGATTGCAGTGTGCTGGTGTTGTATATGGTCACAACTCCGGTGCTGGTAGTCACGGCTGTGTCAGTGCCTGCTATGATCTTGGTCACTCCAAACTGGGCCAGTGTGGCTGTGGTAATGATTTGAGCATTGGCTATATAGCTGGTCGTGCCCGCATACAGGGCTCCGCCTATGCCCACCCCTCCAGAAACTATGAGTGCTCCAGTTGTGGTACCTGTTGAATTTGTTGTGTTGTAGGTGGATATCACATCATCAGTGACAACATTTGTGGTAGTCACTGTGGTCAGCTGAATCGTAACTATGTTGGCAGTAATAGTGCCTGACACAAACAAATTTCCACCAATACCCACACCGCCAGTCACAATCAATGCACCAGTGTTGGAGGAGGTACTAACAGTATTGTTGTTGATTATGATGACATTGGTAGTGGATGATCCTCGGTTGGTCACAGATTGCAGTGTGCTGGTGTTCGAAACCACTATTTGATTGGCAGCTGTATTGATCGTGATCATAGTGTCAGTGCCTGCTACCAAAGTCACTGTACCAGTCAATCCATTGACGTTGGATACTCCGTATTGTCCAATTGATTGTGCTGTCAATACTGGACTGGAGCCCACATAGATGCTGGTAGCAGTGATGGCTCCACCAACATAGAGTGAACCTCCAATGCCCACTCCACCTGTCACTGTGAGTGCTCCTGTTGTGGTTGATGTTGATGTGGCTGTGGATTTGATTGACGCTGTGCCACCAACACTGAGATTGGCCCCAATGCCCACACCGCCCACCACAGTCAATGCGCCTGTTGCGGTACCAGTACTGTTGGCTGTATTTGTCAAAACTACTGCATTGGAGGATGTGTTGCCCCTGCCTGTCACTGACTGTAGAGTGGATGTATCAAATATGGTCACATCACCCGTGCTGGTGGTCACAGCTGTGTCAGTGCCTGCTGTGATCCTGGTTACCCCAAACTGGGCCAATGTGGCTGTGGTAATGATTTGAGCACTGGACACGAAACTGGTTGTGCCCACATAAAGTGCACCGCCTATGCCCACGCCACCTGTCACAGTGAGAGCACCTGTGGCAGTACCTGTGCTGGTTGTGGTGTTAACAACACTTATTGCAAAATTGGTGGAACTGCCTCTACTGGTGATTGATTGCAGTGTACTGGTGTTGTATATGGTCACAACTCCGGTGCTGGTGGTCACAGCTGTATCAGTACCTGCTGTGATTTTGGATACACTATAATTGCTTATAGTGGCTGTGGTAACAATTTGAGCGCCACTAATGTAGCTAGTTGTGCCAACCCACAGCGCACCGCCTATGCCCACGCCACCTGTCACTGTGAGTGCTCCTGTGGCAGTACCTGTGCTGGTTGTGGTGTTAACAACACTTATTGCAAAATTGGTGGAACTGCCTCTACTGGTCACTGTCTGCAATGTGCTGGTGTTTGATACTGTGACAATGCCACTACTGGTGTTGATGCTGATATCTGTGCCCGCCACTATGGTATTGACCCCAGAAGCACTCAAATAATCTTTAATGGTAGCCGTGGTAACAATTTGAGCCCCACTTATGTAGCTGGCTGTGCCCACATAGATAGCACCGCCAATGCCCACACCGCCTGTAACAACCAATGCACCTGTTGTAGTTGAGGTAGATGTTGCAGTGTCCAGTATAGTAACTTGAGTGGCTGTAGAAAATACCACATCTCCAACGCCATCAGGATCTATCAATATATTTGCATTGCTACCAGTTGGGCTTGTTATGTTGGTGGTGATGATATTGCCACCAACTGACAAAGTTCCCGCCACTGCAATGAGACCAGTCAATGCATTGATGCTAAAGGATGCAGTGGTGAACAGTGCTTGATTGATCCTTGTTGAAGAGTTTTGACCAACAAAAGTGGGATAGAAAATTGAGTTGGTGTTGGTTGCCACAACCAAAACTGTGCTGGCTGTATTGGCAGTGCCAATCAAATCACCAATGAATGTTGTGGCAGTGACCACTCCAATAAAATATCCATTACCAACCACGTTCAAAATACCAGTGCCAGTATAGATGCCCGATGGATAGTTGATCAAGAGTTGATTATTCTGGTTAAGGGTCATGCCATTAACAAGATCTCCGCTGGAATCATTGAAGAACAACAAATTTCCCACATATTCCTGCAGCAATATTCTACTTGCGCCTATCAAAGATATGTTGGCTCCACTGAATGGAGTACTATTTGGACCAGTTATTTGATTGTTTCTTATTACCTTTATATCTTGGTAAATCTGCGACGTGGCGGGTCCAGACAACACTAGTCCACTGGCAGGCAGGCCGTTGATATTATAGGAATTGATCAACACCTGTGCGTCCACAGTGTCATAGGCTCCAATTTTCAGTTTGCCTGTGCCTGCTTCAATTTGAAATTTGTCTGAGGTCAATACTGATTGACCATTTGATGCAGTATTTTGATTTTCAGGATTGTTATTTTTGACAAAAGTCAAATAGTAACTGGAAGTACTGCTGGTAGACACAGTTTGTACTTGACTAGCAGTGGTGGCAACTCCCTGCAAATTTCCAATAAACAACGGGGAAATCAGTGAGCTTTCTGTTCGCAAATTGCCCAACACATCCATATTGCCGCCAATATTGACGTCGCCACCAATTCCTACTCCGCCGTCAACAATCAATGCTCCTGTTGAGCTGCTGACACTGGCTGTTAGATTTACCAAATGTAATGTGCTGGATGTGGTGGATATGAATTTTGCTTCAAATTGTTTGATAGTACTGGTGGTAACTATCTCAGACCCATTCACATAGCTGGCAGCTGCCACATACAGTGCTCCGCCTACACCCACACCGCCTCTAACTGTCAATGCACCTGTGGCAGTACCTGTGCTGGCTGTGCTATTAGTTATGGATATGGCGTTGGTGGTTGTTGCGCCTCTATCTGTGACTGATTTGAGAGTACTGGTATTCCAAATGACCACTGCACCAGTAGCTGTGGACACCGCAGTGTCAGTGCCAGGTGTTATTGAAGATACAGATGAAGCCTGTAGTGCCACTTTGACGCCATTTGAATAAATGTCACCAGCAGTCAGTGTACCACCAATGCCTATACCACCAACCACATATAGTGCGTTACTGACTGTAACAGCATAATTTGATGCTGTGCTGGTGATTATAACTGTTTTTACTGTTAGGGTATTGCCAATAAATGCACTGTTGGTCACTGTCAGTGCCACATTGGTGCCTGTGAGGCTCAAAGAACTAAATGTGGCTGTTGTAACTGACAGTGCTGGTAATTTCCCCAATATATAGGCATCTCCCCCCACATATAAATCTCTAGAAACACTCACACCACCTGTCACAGCCAATGCTGCACCTAGACCTGTGATGGGGTTTACATTGTTTGAACTGTTGATCACAACATTTTTTATTGTGGCTGTGGCACCAACAGTTAAATTCTTGACAATGCCCACACCTCCCGCCACAGTCAATGCACCAGTAGTTGTGCTTATTGACTGTGTATTGGTGTTGATACTGAATCCCACATTGGACTGCCATTGATTGTTATCATAGCCGTAAAGCAAATATGCCCAAGATGACAGTATCCCAGCGTCTCCAATCAAAAGTCCTGATAAATCTGCATCTTGCCTATTGTTGGTACCACCTGGGCCTGAACCAGTACTCAGTGCTATCAGTTTGTCGCCTGTGCTAATTGTGACATTGTCAACTGTAAATTGTGTGCCATCCACATACAAATTGCCTGCTATGTAGGTGTTACTGTTCACATACAGTGTTTGACTGACTACCATGTTGGTAGCAGTTAAATTTTTGATTCTTGATGATTCTATTTGTGCAAATGTATTCACAGTCAAAGTATTGACTATGATTGTTTTCAAACTGGACAAATCACTGGCAAACTGTGGTGCGCTGGCACCCCCATTGCTGATCAGTACTTGACCACTACTTCCTGTATTGATAAATTTGGTTGATCCAGATGCCATTTGATAAGGAATCTGTCCCACATTGCCATCTTTTAAATTGGTAGCTGTATTAGCATATCCAACTACATTGTCACTATAACTGATCCAAACAACAGTGTTGTCAGCAGCAACAGACAAAATTTGGAAAGGATTACCTATGGGCAAAAATCCAGTGGTACCCGTAGACTGCTGCACCAATAGACTTTGTGCGGCGCCGCCACGTATATTGCTTGAAGTGCTTACATTTGAAAATATTTCAGTGGCAGTAATAACCCCCCTAACCAACATGCTGCCGCCAATAATTGCGCTCTTGCCAACCTCTAAATTTGCAGAAAAGGAAGCTGTTGATTTTACGGAAATATTTTTAGCTATGGATATGCCGCCAGCAATTTGCACAGCTCCGTATGTGCTGGTACTGGTGGATGCAGCATTGGTACTTTCAACTACCAACCCCGCCTTAACTACAAAATCATTATTGAGTAATGTTGCCATATTATGAGTTGGCTTTAAAAGGCCATGGTAGTCCTAAAATAAGTGACCTCTGTTGATGCGTATTTGGGAGTAAAAAACACGCTGACTGTGTTGTTTGTTTCTTCTGCACTAAATTCTCCCAGTTCCCCGTTGTTGGTCAGCACACCATACTCAGTGGCATACACTGTGCCTGAATTGTCTACCATCAGCAATATTTCAATTACTTCTATGTTTGCTCCTGATTCTATTTGAACCAAATACTTGGTTGATCTAAAATCTCTAAATGAGTAAGCGTCTATCACTGTTGTTGCAGTAGTATTTATTGTCATCCTATTGGAACTCATTATTGAAGCCCCAATCTGAACACTCTTTGCATACACAGTGCCGTTGACCCCAACCCCGCCTGACACAGTTAGTGCCCCAGTGTTGGTACTGGTTGAACCTATTGTGCTTTGAATTGATATTGACTGATCAGTGGTGTTACCCCTTGCTGTGACTGATTGCAGTGTACTAACATCACTGATCACCAAATATCCCAAACCATTGGCTGTGGCATTGGTTGCAGTGATTAGAATGTCAGGACCTGATGCCACTGTTTCATACAAACTGGATGTTGTCAACACATATTTGCCAGCAGCGTATATGGTGCCACCCACTACCAAATCAAGACCAATGCCCACACCACCCGACACAATCAGTGCGCCTGTGGTGCTTGATATAGCATTTGTGGTATTGGCTATACGAACTGATCCCGTAGTAACAGCACCTCTAGATATCACAGTGTCAAATGTACTAATGTTTGAAATTCTAGTTTGACTATTGACCGTGATCACGGATATATCCGTGCCTGCAGTTATTGACAAATTGGTTTGTGCGTATTGGTTCAATGTGGCTGTGGTTATTATGTCAGCACCGTTGATGGTTCCCGTATTTTGAATATAAACAGCACCAGACTGCAAATTACCCAGTGACAAATTTTTACTGGTCAATGTCCAAACAAATCCATCCCAGGTGTAGATATTTCCATTGAGATTGAAAGTTTGATTGAGTACGGGATTTGATGGAAAACCTAATGGCATAATTGTTACTCTTTATAGTTGTGCGATCTGTATCCAGAAAGTGCTTGTGCCGTCTTTGATGTATTGATACTCGGCCAGTGTTTTACTGTTGATCCAAAAATCTCCAATGTGAGATACCAAAGCAGATGGAGTTGATGTGCTCACAGTGACTCTGGGTGAATACAACAATTTGTTTTCATCAGGATTACCGTCTTGGCTATAAATGCTGCCTTGTACACCCATGCCTCCAGCCACAGTCACAGCACCGTTGGTAGTTGAAGTGGCAGCAGCAGTTGACCTTGCATTGATTGTGTTTGTGTCCAATCTTGACCCAACATAAACATTTTTGCCTACGCCAACACCTCCCACCACTCTCAACGCACCACTACTTGTGGATATGCTGTCCAAACTGCTATTGATTGTGGCTGTAGTGAACACTGCTGTTTGCGGCACAGTTTGACCAATTATCATGTTGTCAATGGTACCTATCACATTCTTGGGATTGATTGTGACAGTGCCATCATCCACTGGCGCCAATACTATCAGTGCATTACTGCCGGTGGCGTTCAAATTGCTGCCCACAAACACGGATCCTTTGATACCTGCTCCGCCATAAACCTGCAATGCACCTGTATTATTAAATGAAGATGTGGCTTCGTTGTAGTAGCTGGGATCTCCCACAAAAACTGTGCTGCTCAGTGAAGTCTTGCCAACTCCGTCAAAGTAAAATATGCCACCAATGCCCACTTGATTGTCTTGGCCATCTCTTATAAGTTTGCTATTAATACTAACGTTGTTATTTCCAGTACGCATGTTTGAGCTGACTGCATAGCCCAAGAAAAAATTGAAACTGCCTGTGGTCAAATTGGGAGCAGCAGTATCGCCCAAGAAAAAATTGCGTTGACCATTGTAAAAAGACTTACCCGAGGCATTGCCAAATGCCACATTTGAATAGGTCACAATTGATCTACTGACAAAACCTGCAGTCACGGAGCCAGTTCCAAAACTACTTGAATCTATGGTCTTATTCACTCCTCGAATCAAACTGTAGATTGAATTTGTTGCTAAACTATAATCATCATTGGGAAACACAAATGTGTACAGAGTGAGAGTATTAGCACTAATCGCATCAACTAGGTAATTTTTTCCATTCAAATTGGTGCCCAAACTGCCAGTAACTCCGGAAATAATGATTGAAGACCCCGTGGTTAATCCATGATTGATTACAGTCACTGTGGTAGTAGTGCCTGTGGTAATTTTGTTAATAGCTCCCACAAGCACAGTGCTTACTGTGCCAACTCTTTGCAAACTGCTGTCGCCAATGGCAATAGTGTTGGTGAGATTGGTTCCAGATGATAGGGCATATCTGCCAATGGCTATGGAATTTTGAGCTGATTGTAGGCCTAATAATGCACTCCAACCAATGGCGATACTGTTTTCGCCATCAAAATCCACGCTGTTGGTTTGTGTAGCGGCCACGCCAGTTAGAACTATGTTGTTGGAACCTTTGTATCCTTGACCAATAGTGATTCCATTGACATTTATATCATCGCCGGTGTATAAGCCATTGGCTATGCCTATTCCGCCATTGACTACCAGTACTCCAGTAGTTGGGCTCAAATTGACTTGAGAGCCTGAAATAATTACAGTGCTGGTTCCAGTGCCCACGATATTGATATTTTGATCTGGCACATTACTGTAAATCGCTCCCTTATCAAATTGCAAATTACCCAAACTGGAAACATAAGTTATCAACGATCCGCTGGTAGCCACCAATGTGTACCCCGTACTGGTTGTGGGAGTTGGGCCAAGCTGATTCTGGGCTTGACTTAAATTGGTAAACCCAGATGGTGAACTGCTATTTTTTTGAGAGCCGCTGACTAATAATGGCATGTTATTATCCTAATTTATGCATTAGCTGTTTCCAAAACACTCAGAGTCAGTTGCAGTACATTGTTAGCGTCTGCATAGGCCTGTATGCTATCCAAAGATTCCACAATCATTTTGCCGCTGAGCGGCGAAGCTGCATCATTAGCAGGAACTGCATAACTCATTACCAAGGTACTGGTTGTTCTAGCAGCTTGAGCTCCGTTACCTTGCGCATCCGCTAATATTGGCCTATTTCTAAAATGGCTGAAACTCACATAGTGCGTTTGTGAACTGATATTGGCCACTTGTGCCATTAATATAATGGCAGTGGTGCCAATTGGCGCAGTGTATACTTTGGATGCAGTACCTGTGGTCAATACTGCTGTTTTTGTCTTAAACGTGTTTAATGGTAATTGTGCCATTTGTAAAATCCTTTTTTAAGTTATCGCTAAAATAAACGGTGTCATATTAGCAAACAACGATTGAGTAAATGTTCTTCCTGAAATAACTCCTGTGGCCTGACTGATAACTAACCCAGGTCCAATTCTAAAATCTCCGTTTTGATCAGTGGAGGTAAAAAACACCTTACCACTATTTAACTGAAGTGTTTCCCTGCCCTGTACAGGATCGGCCTGTCCAAATTGTGGCAATGCTCCATAATTTGTGCCTGCACCCACATATTCAAACACATAGCCGCTGGCACTGATATAGCTTCTTTGATAAAAATTCACAATGGTACCATCAGGAAACAGTGTGGGATCATTGACTGCCTCGCCCAGTTCCACAATGTGATAGGTATCTTCTCTACTCCAATAGCTGAGTCCAGCATATATCATGTTGTAGTTGCCGCCAGTTTCCAAATCATAAATCAGCTGCTGCAGAGTCAACCCCACATCCCTAGCACATTTGTCTGCTTGATTACCAGTCATGGCATTGGGATTATATACCGATGGATAATTGATGGCAATGTACGCCAACACTTCAGCCTGTATAAATGCTCTATTAGCATTGATAATGGTCCACGATCTTAGGTTGTCCACAGGGACAACACTGGAATTGGTAACAACATTTTGAGGTCTTAGATTGAGTCTACTGCCCACCTGCCCAGGGCCGTTACGAATTATGTTGTTGAGCAATGATATACCGCTGCCAACTCTACTGGTGATAGTGTTTGTGTCTGACGGTAAAGCATTGCCCAAAATGGGTTTTACATTAGTTTGCAACGGCACATATTCAGTGTTTATTGTGCCACGTATCAAACTGCTGGTAATGGTGGACAAATAACTGAACGCTGCCACAGTGGCTGTTGATTCATTAGGTATAACACTGTAATTGGCATCATTATTAAAATAATATATGCCTGATTTGGTGCTCTGTGAATTTCCACCTGTCAGCATGTCAAAGGTCACGGCATCAATCATCAAACCAATATCTGTCGCACATCTTGTGGCAGTGAATGCACCCAAACTGCCAAGCACACTGGGGTAATTGTTGTAAGCAAAATTGACTACACTGTTTTGTATGGCAGTTTTATTGCTTTGTAATGAAACAGCATCTGCTATCAGTGAATCCGATGCAGTGATTGGTCCGCCATATACCACACTATTTGTGACATCTACGGGGCCGTTGATCAATATGTTTGTTATGATGTTGAACAGTTGTGCCACCCGAGATTTATTATCTCCACTAACATAATTGGTTGCTGTGGTGGCCAAATACTGAACTGATGCAATGGTAGCTGTACTTTCTGCCACTAGAGCAGCTGTGGAAAACCCAGTATCATACTGTTGACTCCAATATTGCAATCCGCTAAAAGTCAAATCACTGTAATTACCAACGCCGCCATTGAGATTGTAGTACAAAATATCTTCCGCGACAGCATCCACTATCAAACCCGTGTCCCTATAGCATTTGCCATCAGTGAATACAGAGGCAAAATTGTTGTTGACATAGGCAATAATTTCGTTGGTCAAAAAGTCAATGTTGTTTTGTATCAGTGATATGGCACTGCCTGCTCCAGAGGGTACTGCACCAGACTTAATGATTGCTGAAGCAGGAACTACTGACAACGCTGAGTTTATGTTAGTGGCTGTGAGAATAGTGGTCAAATAGCCAAATTCCAAAGTCACAAAAGATGCTGCATTACTACCACCCACAAGTGTGGAGTTGACATATTGTTTGGAATAGTTGCCCACGCTGGGCATGATCATTTGGTTGCTGATAATTTTGTTGGTCACAGAATTCAAATATTTCATGGCCGCTGCATGAGCAGCTATCTGATTCACTGTGGGACCTTGATAATTTGTATTTGAATTTGCAGATAGTATGTTTGAATTCAAAAGATATGGGTTGTTGGCCACGCTGCTAGTCAACACAGTAAAGTAGCTGTTTCCCGCAAAGTACAAGGTAAAATAGTTTGGGTTGTTGGGAAAAGCAGCACCGCTGAGCAACGGTTGGCTCAAAGTGATGCTGTTGAAATTCACATTGGACACCACAGTACCAGTGGCTGCATACCAAATTTTATAATTTTGATTGATCACATACTGACTGGAACTGTTAGCCAAAGTAACTCCGTCTGCCTGAACATAGCTGCCAAATTCATCATGTAGGTAAGGGAAATTGTCATAAGGGTAACCAAATTGATCCAAAACATACACTGTGTTGCCCACGTACACATTGGTTGTTGGGATGTTGATGAGATTTATGGATCCCGCAGTCAGTGTGCCAGTGCTGGGTTGGGAATTCAAAAATCCATACAAATACACTCCCAAATCTGCTAACTGTGGGGAGTTATAAGAATTCAAGAAGTCGTTTGGTGATACCACTTCCATGACCAGACTTATATGAGGCCGATTGGCAGCATCTGGCACAAACACTTCAACATTGCCAGCTTTATCCGGCCAAAAACCATTGGGATAATATTGGTCCAAGCCGTCAATACCTGGACTGAATGGGTATGCTCTAAACGCTGGATTATATATGGTGCCGCTGAACGCACGTTTGCCATAACCATCAGCTACCAAACAGATGTCTCCAAAGTTGGCATTGCTGTTTACAATACTGGCAATCCCTCCATGATCTACCTGTACACCAACACTGCTAAAAATAGTAAATACCGATACCAGCTGAGCGTAACCATTATTGGTAATTCTAACACCTCTGCCGCCTTGACTCAATTGTGTAAACGCATCATAAACAAACGACTGAATTGGGCTACGGTCGCTGATCACTGCGCCGTCAACCAAACTGCCACCCATGCCGCCAATTGGGTCTGTTTTTCTACTGTCCCAAGTGTTGGGACTGCCAGTTTGTCGTAGACTGAAATCTTCTACCTCATTTTTTTGTAAGGGATAGACTAACGTATCACCAAAGTAAATTGTGGAATTGATGCCAAATCCTACAGTGGCCGTACTGAGCCCAATCAAATACTTTTTGGAAGTGTTGGTGTTAGAAATATCCTGTATGTAGGTCACTGTGGGCGCCAATTGTACATCAAGACCATTGATTCCAGTTAGGGCAAAAATACCACTTCCAACATAAATGGGAGGAGCAGCATAAGGACCTTGTTCAATAATTGTACTGATGATGCCAAAATTTCTATCAACTGCTTGCTGTGCCACATAGTTTTGACCGTTGTCAAAGAAAGGATTGATAATCTGTGTGGCCACTGTGCCTGTGATACTGGTCACTGTGGAGTTAGCTATGATTTTTTTGGCTATGTCGTTGATGTAGCTGATTGCTGCTGTGGTGGTGCTCACTTGCTTGGATACATAGTTGTAGCCTTGATTCCAATAGGCCAACCCAGCTTCAACACTTTTTTTGTTGCCGCCCAGCAGTATGTCCTGACTCACAGCATCCACCATCAAACCTGTGTCTCTGTAGCACAGATTTTGATCATATTTAAATGCTCCAGTATTGTATTGTTTGTCGATGGACTCCAACACTTCTGCTACCAAATAGTTTCTATTGGCCACAATTATGTTATATGAAATAACAGCATTTGACAGGGTAGAGGCATTCAAGTTTATGGGATTATAAATGTACCCTGTTGGACCTGCGCTCAAAATATTGGTAATAGTTGATATGGATTGACTGATTGATGTGGGTATTGTTGCTGGCAATGTAGATGTGGTTATTGGTTTGACAATTTTTTGTAGACTAGGTGCAGTTGATCCAGATAACAAGTTATTGATCAAAGAATTCAAACTGTTTAGTGCAAAAACTGTGGCTGCTGTTTGATATGGTATGTAGCTGCCAGTAGAGTTAGGATTGAAGTAAGAGAATCCCACTTGTATAGCCTGCCTATTGCCACCATGCAAAAGATCAAAACTCACACTGTTAATGATATTGCTGATATTTTTAATAAATGTTGCAGTATTTGAAGGATTAAAATTCAACCCATTTGGAGATTTGGTATATGATAAAACTTCCTGTTGCATATAGTACTGGTTGGCTTGGAGCAGTGCATATGCATTTTGAGTTGATATCAAATTACTAGATGGGCCGTTGGCAATGACTAGATCTGACCACCCAGTGGTCACACCGCCCATTATAGTAGTGATAATATTGAATTCTCTGCCAATCACATTAGCATCAGAAATTGTGCCAGGTTGTATATTGGTGATTTGAGTAGCTGTGGAATATCTAGATATGCCCAAAATAGCATCAGTTTGAGGAGTGATATTTCTTGCCACCTTGGCTGCTATAGTGCCCAAATACTTGACGGCCAAAGTGGTTGTTGTAATTTCAGACGGAATATTTGTGGTGCTTTGGAAGTAGTATTGTATGCCTGCAAATGTGCTTTGACTAAATGTACTAGATGTATACAGCAAGTCTGCAACAATGCTGTCAATCAATAACCCAGTGTCTCTAGCACATTTTACCTTGTTGTATGCTAAGTATCCATTTGGTTGAGGACGCACCAAATTGTAGTTGATGTAATTGACTGTTTGCTCTTGAATAAACTTTCTGTTGGCCTGTAGTAAAATTTCTGCACTGACATAGGCAGCATCAGGTCCTGTACTTTTGTATACTGGAGGTGCTACATTAGGTCCTTCAACAATTATATCTGTGATAATATTGAAACAGTTGTTAATAGATGTGGCTGCAATGTTACCACCAGTAAGCACAGTGTTGATAACTTGACTGGCTTGCGGTATCAACGGAACTGCTGGCAGCACAGGACAAGGGTAATTGGAAATCACTGCCTGTATAAGACCAGTCAAATAGCTAATGGCTGCTGTACATTGTTGTATAGTGCCTGCAATATAGCTTATTGTTCCATTCCAATAGGCCTTGCCTGATTCAACACTTTTTTCATTTCCTCCAAATGTAATATCATAGGCCACATTTTCAATCAAAATTCCACTGTCTCTATAAGATTTTTGAGGGTTATAATCAAATTTTCCCGTGTACATGGTAGTATTGACGTAGGCCAACACTTCTGCCTGTATAAAGGATCGATTGGCATGCAACAGTGTCCATGCATTGATAATATTGGTGCTGGTGTTGGTGTCTAGATTTTGCGGAACTTGTGCAGGAGCCGATACTGCACCATCCACAATGATCTGTGTAATTTGATTGATCTTGTTTTGTAATATGTTGGATTCATTCAGGGTGGCACCAGCTACTGGGAACACTTGAGTCACCGCAGTTTGGTAGGTGCTTGGTACTGAATTGCCTGTGACAATATATCCTATCAGATTTTGAATGTAATCATAAGCTGCCACTGTTTGGGTCAATTCAGTTGACACCACAGAAGATGTTGTATATCCATAATAGTATGCACCAGATTTTATACTTTGTACATTGCCTCCATTGACTAGATCAAAAGATAATGCATCAATAATATAGCCAACGTCTCGTCTGCAAGTAGAAGAATTAAATACCAATAATGGATATTTGGTTTGAATGAAAGATACTACTTGATTTGTTAATGTTGACTTGTAAGTCTGAAGTGTAGCAGAATCGTTTAAAATAGTAGCAGTAGTTGATGGTAATCCGCCATATTGAACTTGATTACTAATGCCAGCTACTCCGTTGGTCAAAATATTTGTGATTGTGCTGAACAATCTGGCAATGGTTGATTTATTGCCTGCATTCAAATTCAACTTCTGAATATAAAAACTCAAAGTGTTAACGGCTGCAATAGTTGCAGTGCTTTGTGATATAACATTGCCTGTGTAGGCACCTTGACTCCAATATTGCAATCCACTGAACACACTGTCGCTGGTGCTGTTGTGCAACATGTCCATGCCAATGGCATCCACAATCAATCCAGTATCTCTATAACAACTAGTAGTATTGTAGATGAACACACTGCCTTTGTTGTAGGTTTGTTCTAGAAAACTCACTACTTGAGCTTGTAGGAATGGTTTATTGGCCAACATTAGAGTTCTTGCATTGAAGAAGCCTATATTTTGTTGTCCACCGCCCACACTCTGGCCCAATTCAAGTGATCTAGCATTGGTGTATAACCAAGATGCCCCCGTATCTGTGGCAGTGTAGGCAGTATAAAGCACAGGTTTTGAAATGGACAACAGGGCTGTTGCAGAACTGATTGTGCCTAAATAGGTAATTTGTGAACTCAATTGACCCGTATAGTAAGTAGTGTTTGAACCAGCTTTGCCAATATTGATAAATCCATTTAAAGGTATATTGTCCACATTGACCACAATGGAAGTGGTATTGGCCACCCATGTGCCACTGCCTACCACAACGGGAACTTGTACAGTTTCGTTGGGTACAAACATTGTGCCATCAATTAACCAAGGACCTGAAACGTTGGTACAATTTTGTATATAAGGACTATGGAATAAATCAATTCGATCATTACCAGTCAACGGTGGGAATGCTGTACAATAGGCACCTCTGTTAGTCCCATTAATGTAGTCATTGCCTGGCAATAGTCCACTTCGTCCGTTTAAAAATTGCAGGTGTTGAATGTAACAGCCAGTGTCTACGTGGAACAAATCCTGTGTTTTATTGATGGGTTCAATACACGAAGTTCTAATATCTGACCCAACAACACTGGTATAGGGTTTGAGACGTATTGGATTATTTTCCAAATAGTATCCAGGTGATACTTGAATCTGTGTGCCTGATTGAAAATAGGGACTTTTTACAGCACCACTGATGGTTCTACAGGCCCTACTGGCGTCCATGGCTCTGCCATCGTTGGTGTCATTACCATCCATTGTGACATATAGTACATTTGTGGTCACCGGCGCTGTTCCTATTGGATTGCTGCCTCTGACTCGTATTTCGCCAAATACATCAACCACTCCACCATTACCCTTATCAGGAAAATCAATTCCTGAATTTGGACTCAGTGTCAAATTGCCAAAGGTGTTTCCAACAAATTTTGAATATATATTGTCCAAATAGGCAGTGGCCCAAGTCTGTGTGTCACTGCCAATAAAATTGGTGCCTGATGTGGCAGGAAATATACCACCGCCCACATTGATATCTCTAGCAATTCCTGCACCGCCTGCCACCGTGAGAGCTCCTGTTGATGTGCTACTGGATTGATCAGATGCATATACCTTGACTCTGTCTGTGATCAATCGACCATTTAGTGCATTGTAGGTCAAACCTCCTGAATCGGTAGGGCTGGCATTGTCACCATACAATAAGGCGCCAACTGCCTGCAGTCCATTGGCATCAGTGAATATTGGATAAAAAGTTTGATCCGCATTGTTTGGTATCACATGAATGGATGTACTGGTTGTGGCAGAATTAGCAGATTGAATTCTACCATAGATAAAACCACCTACTGCTAGATCTTTCTCAATGCCCACGCCGCCTGGAAAGTAAGCAGATGCCAGCTGTCTATCAGCAGTCGTACTGAATACAGTTTGATCAATGTCAATGGGGTCTTGCCCCGTGTGATTGTTTAAGTTACCAACGTTGTCTGCGGTATTTTTGATCTTGGTCAGCGTAGCGCCAGCGTTGTCAAGTATGTTGAAGGAACCGTACAACAGTTTTACATTACCATTTTCTACGGTAATAGAGGTTGCCGCATCGGAACCTCCGCTGGCTGGTGCAATGATCCGTGTACCTGAAATTGTTGGCATTTGTGAGTTCTTCCTTAAGTATATTTATTCTGTTAATTGATTTGCAGTTCAACTGAATACAATATTGGAGGCATATGAGATATTAATGTCATCACAATATTTACCTATCTATGCGGTAGGCATCAAAATGAAAAAAGGCTCCAAAGAGCCTTTTTCTAATCTTCCAATGCTGTTAGATGGTAACAGAAAGATTCAATGTAGTGCCAGTTGCAGAAGCAGTGGTCCATTTTGCGGGACCATTTGCCACCAAATATGTACTGTTGGTACCAGTTTGATAACGGACCACAGTTGCTTTTCTTGCAGCTAATTTGCTAATCAAATACACTGCACCAAAAAAGTCAGTAGCAGTCATGTTCATCTGACCCTTGGCCAAACTGTTGGTAGCCGTGGCCACTAGTTTGACTCTACCGCGACCTTGGCTATTTTGCACCAAATATGATCTGCTGCCTTCTTGCTTGATAATGTCGCCGCCTACCACAGCACCGGGTGTGCCAGATACTGTGGACAAGTAAGATGCAATTGTAACTGCATTTCTACGATTAGTTGTTAGGGCTGTAACAAAAGTTGTCGCAGTACCTACAGAACTAGGTGTGAAGCTAATTGTTATTCCACTAGTGGAGATAAATCCAGTACCAGAATTTGTAATGTTTAAACTTTGTATACGGCCAGTTCCACCATTATATAAAACTGTTGCAGTACCTGTTGCAGCAATGCCGCCAGTAATTTGTGTACTGGTGCTGGCTGACCATGTTACCACTGTGGTAGTACTATAGCCACTATTGGTTGCAGTATTACTCACAGTTAATAAAGAAATACCTTCGCCGCCCACTGATTGAATCAGGCCAACTCCAAATTTCTTATCACCAAAAAATCTCTTTTTAAGAGGACGTCCCATTTTGTTTCTCCTTTATGTTTGTGACAGTTCTATTGCCTACGCGGATGGTTACCGCATAAACTCTCATTTAAGAGCGAACTCAATATTTACCTATTTTGAAAAATTATTCAACAAAAAACCCACCAAAGTGGGTTTTTGTTAGTTTTTAAACTAATATTACTGGAAGCTAACAGTTGCACTTGTGATTGCAACTTTGCCCAAGTAATCAGCTGCATTACCCAATGAACTTGCTGTGTTGTTCAACTGCACGTAGCCATAACGTGTCAAGAAGCCCACAACTGGTTCAAAAGTAGCTGGATCCAATACAACACCAGAACTCATCAATGGAATATATGGGCAGTAGAACGCGGCTGCATCAGCCTCAGTAGCACCCTTATATCCAATCAACACTTGGTTGTTGTCAGTGGTATCTGACAAATATGCATCAACATAAACTCTCATTGCGCCATTCAATGTGCCAACAAACTTGGTGTTTGTGGGAGCTTCGAATGTGCCTTCTGTTGTTCTTGCGAATGCAGAAGTTGTTGCGCTTTGCAAAATTGTCAATGCTTGGTTGGAAACCACTGCCCAGTTGCCTGCGCCGCGTCGTGTACGCTGTGCAATCAAGTTGGCCACGCGGTTGATTTGAATAGCTAGAGCAGCATGCTCGTCACCCACGAATGTCGCTGTACCACTGACCAATGATTGATCATATGTTTGTTCAACACTGGCTAAACCACGCAAGCTGGCCAAGATTTCTTGATCAATTTCAGCTGTGATCTCTTGTGCTAGAGCAGCCATGATTTCTGCTTCAATGTCAATGCCTTGTTGGGCTTGTGCATCTTGAGCAGCTTCAAAAGTCCAACGTGCGCTTAGTTTGCGAGACTTAGCTTCAACTGGTGCTTTCAAAATCTGGATACTCATGCGCTTGCCTGCACTGCCTTCCAAGCTGCTTGTGGAACCACCGCCTGGCACTGTAGTATTGTCGTTTCCAGAATATGCTTGAGCAATTTTGAATGGGCTCAATGCTTCTTCACCTGCTGTGACTTCGTTGCTGCTATCAGCATAACGAACACGCAGTGTGTGGATTTGACCAACTGGTCCAGTCATTGGTTGTACGCCAATGATTTCGTTGGCGATAACTGTTGGCATAACACGACGGATAACTGGTAGAATAACACGATTAAGTGTTGCTACGTTACCTGCACTTGTTGCACCTGCTGTTGCGCTTTCAGCCAAATACTTGCG